ATGAGGATCTGATGGCACTTAAAAAGCAACGCAAATCACGGGTTGCATCGCAGCACTTCGATGAGATTTGTCAGCGGATTGCTGAGGGCGAAGGTTTACGCCCAATGTGCGATAAGTCAGAGCATTTGCCGTCTTGGCGCACGGTGTTGCGGTTTGTGCGTGAGGATGAAGAAGCTTATTCGAGGTATCGTGAAGCGCGTCAGATCCAGGCAGAAACGATGCGTGATCACATCTTACATTTGGTTGAGGCGCCATTGCCGACTGATCCAAAGCTTGCGATGGCTGAGGTTCAGCGGAGACGTCTTGAGGTGGATGCGAAAGAGAAACACATCAGGCAGATGCAGCCATCTGGTGTTCGAGACAAAGTCGAGGACAAGCAGGATCAGTCTGGCGAGATAGTTATTCGGTGGGGCGACACGGCGATCGAAGCCTCTGTACAATAGTTTTTATAAGCGCAGAAAAAGTCATCAATCGCGCGCACGAGATCGTTGTTTATGCAACAATATGCTAAACAACAATCGATCGACGCATAAATAATGCGACGGTCAATCGTTTAATATCAATAATTTAGCGTAGGTATTCGCAAATTTTTCGCAATAATAATTGTTGCGGCGGCTGGCTGGGATCGATCGACCTTCCCTGGAGGGGGGGGTCTTTTTTGGTGGCGGCACCCCCCCACCCCCCAAAAGCCCACCCGCCGGTTCACTAGTCGATAATACATCGCAGAATGAGGCTCACTGTGGCTAAGGCAAAAGAGGTTTCCAAACCCATACCGATCAAAAAAAAGACCTGTATTGGAAACAGTCCATTCAGCCGGCTGGTGCGGAAAGGCAACAAACGCAAACGCTATAGAGGCCAAGGTAAATGAAATCACCCGCCTGGACGCGCAAAGAGGGAAAGAACCCCAGAGGTGGTCTCAACGCCAAGGGACGAGCAAGCTACAAAGGTGGAACTCTAAAGCCACCAGTGAAATCCGGGGACAATCCCCGACGGGCATCCTTCTTGGCGCGGATGGGCAATATGCCTGGACCAGAACGCGACTCGAAGGGGCGCCCCACGCGGTTGCTCCTCTCACTTCGCGCGTGGGGCGCATCTTCTAAGGCTGACGCCAAAAGCAAAGCGAGATCAATTAGCAAACGAAACAAGGCAAAAGCATGAGCCTCTATCGCAATATCAACGCTCGAAAGGCGAAAGGCATCAGCCGCCCCGCCAGCAAATCGACGATAAACCCAAAGGCCTACGCAAATATGAAGGCTGGGTTTCCGAAGAAAAAGAAAAAATCACTGATGGGCCGGTCGTGATCTACAGCGCCTTCACCATGCCCCTAAATGAGGGTGGTTTTGGTCTCGTAATTTTATTGGAAGGTTTTGAGAACAGCGAAGAGGCCAGCAACTTTCTCAAAAACCTCATGGGTCCATTTGAAGAAGATCAGTGGCCGCAGTCTGACACGAAGCACTAATGCAAGAAATTACGATCGACTATACGCCGAGACCGCTGCAAGTCGAATTACATAAGATGCTGGACCAACACCGTTTCACGGTTCTGGTCATGCACCGCCGGTTTGGCAAAACGGTCTGCGCAATAAACCATTTACTCAAACGCGCTATTCTGGAGCCAAAGAAGAACCCTCGGCTGGCGTATATTGCACCAACATATCGGCAGGCCAAGAACGTGGCCTGGGATTACTTAAAACAGTTTAGCAGCGCGATACCAGGTACGAAGTACCATGAAACGGAACTGCGCTGCGATTTACCAAATGGAGCCAGGATAAGCCTCTTGGGCGCTGAGAACCCAGCAAGCCTTCGAGGTATTTATTTGGATATGTGTGTGATGGATGAGGTGGCGGATATGCCAGAGAGCATATTCCCAGAAGTCATCCGCCCCGCGCTATCGGATAGAAAAGGATCCTGCGCCTTTATAGGTACGCCGAAAGGCCACAATTACTTTTTCGATTTATGGGAAGCCGCCGCATCCACTGAGGGGTGGGCGCGGCAAATGTATAAGGCGAGCGAAACCAAGATCGTTGACGAAGACGAACTGACCGCCGCTCGCGCCACAATGACCGAGGACCAGTATGCGCAGGAGTTCGAATGCTCTTGGGTAGCCAATGTGCCAGGTGCGGTCTTTGGAAAAGAGTTACAGGATGCAGATGATAAAGAACGCATTACAAAGGTGCCGCATGATCCCCGTTATCGAGTGGATACTTTCTGGGATATCGGCATGCATGACTACACTGCGATCTGGTTTGCGCAAGTTGTTGGACGTGGAGAGGTCCACGTTATTGACTACTATGAAAATAGAGGCGAAGGCCTGCCTCACTACGTTAGGCATCTTAATAGCCTTAATTATACATACGGCTACCACTATGGGCCGCACGATCTGGAAGTCCGTGAAGTTGGCAGCGGCAAAAGTCGTCGAGAAACTGCGTATGACCTTGGACTGAATTTCCGCGTCGTCCCACGGCTTCCAGTCGAAGATGGGATCCACGCTGCGCGATTATTAATACCGCGCTGTTATTTTGATCGAGACAATTGCCGCCAGGGGCTTGAGAGCCTCCGGCATTACCACCGCGCCTACAATGAACGGACGCGGACGTTCAGAGATAACCCAGTTCACGACTGGTCTTCGCATGCCGCCGATGCGTTTCGATATATGGCGGTTGGAATGGAGACCCGCACCCTTGATGGGCGTCCGCCGCAGGCGTTCGCTCAAAACACATATGATCCATTTGGGAAGAATGCAGCATGAGCTTCTTAATGCCAAAAATGAAAGTCATCCAACCAAAGGCAGAGATACCGCCGGTGCCACCACCCGCAGCGATCGATGCTCCGGTGACGACTATTGAAGACAACGTCAAAGCTGATTTGCGCCGCCGCAAAGGCCGCGCCAGCACCAACGTCACGGGCGGTGGTGGTTTGTTGAGCGCGGTAGATACAAACGTGATTAAGCGCGCCTCACTGTTGGGGAGTATGTAATATGGGCGGAGTTCCATCACCTAAAAAGGTTGTTAAAACAGCAAAAAAGATTGCTAAGCCGGTAGTTAAAGCGGTTGCGTCTGTACCAAAAACGGTTACCAAAGAAGTTGTAAAGCCAGTCGTTAAGACGGTTGCCAAGGCTCCAGAGGTTGTAGCTGATGCAGTAGAAAGCGCCGGCAAGGCAGTTGCAAAAGAAATTATTCCTACACCTAAAATTGTAGAATCACCGGCTGCGCAAACAATCATTAAGCAAATCGCTAACCCAGAAAAAGTTGTTAAGGTTGGCGAAGAGGCGGCAGACAAAGCCAAAAAGAAAAAGCGTCAGCTTTTCGGTCGGTCGCGCAGCGGCATTGGTTCTAGCCAAAGCAGCATCCTGGGATCCGCCCCAACTAAAACAAACAAGTTGCTTGGCTCCTAATACATGGCTGAAGACGATCGCGCTCGCGTCCTATTAAAGCGACTGGACAAACTCGCCGTCCAGCGCTCGACGTGGGAACATCACTGGCAAGAGGTTGCTGAGTACATTGTGCCGCGCAAGGCTGATGTCACCAAGCAGCGTTCCGCCGGCGACAAGCGCATGGAACAGATTTATGACGGCACGGCAATTCATGCTGCTGAAATGTTGTCTGCAAGTTTGCATGGAATGCTTACCAATCCAAGTATGCAATGGTTCGATCTCGCATACCTGGAAGAAGATTTAAACCTGGATGACGAGGCAAAAGAATATCTCGAAGCCGTGACCGGCATCATGCAGCGTGAGTTCCAACGCAGCAATTTTGCAGAACAGATCCACGAACTTTATAGCGACCTGGTGACGTTTGGCACTGGTGTGATGATGATCGATGCAGCGCCAGAGGGTGGCGGTGTTCGTTTTGGCACCAGGCACATCAGTGAGTGTTATTTATCGGAAGACCAATATGGTCGCGTCGATACCGTGTTCCGCAAATTCAAAATGCCTGTTCGATCGGTTGCTATGATGTTTGGCGCTGAAAACCTGGGCGACAAGTTACAGCGCAAACTAGAACGGGATCCGTATGAAGAGGTGACGCTCGTTCATGTAGTTATGCCACGCACCGAGCGTGACGTGCGTCGCATCGATGCGAACAACAAACCATATGCCAGCATCTACATCGATCCGACCGAAAAGATGATCATCCGCGAAGGTGGGTATGACGAGTTTCCGTACGTTTGCCCACGCTGGCTGAAAAGTAGTTTCGAACAAAACTATGGCCGTTCTCCTGGTATGACGGCATTACCTGACACCAAGATGATCAATGCGATGTCTCGCGTGACGATTACCGCAGCGCAGAAGCAAGTTGATCCGCCTTTGATGGTTCCAGACGATGGCTTCATGCTGCCGATCAGAACAACACCTGGTGGTCTTAACTTCTATCGAGGTGGCACACGCGATCGCATCGAGCCACTAAACATTGGTGCTAACAATCCACTTGGCCTAAACCTCGAAGAACAACGGCGGACTGCTATCCGCGCTGCGTTCTATGTGGACCAGCTCATCCTTGGCCAGGGGCCGCAGATGACGGCAACCGAGGTGGTTCAACGCACTGAAGAAAAGATGCGGCTCCTGGGGCCGGTTCTAGGTCGTCTACAAGCTGAACTGTTGCAGCCGATGATCGAGCGTGTATTCCAGATCCTGTCCCGTCAAAACAAATTGCCGCCATCACCGGCCTTCTTGAGCGATCGAGATCTCGACATCGAATATGTAAGTCCGCTCGCCAAGGCGCAGCGTCAGTCTGATGTGCAAGGCATCATGCGCTTGTTCGAACTTCTCAGTCCGTTGGCTGGCATCGATCCTGGTGTGTTCGATCATCTCGATACTGATGGCTTGGTTCGCTACATGCTCAGCACGCTCAGCATCCCAGCTCGCGTGACGAAGGGTGAAGGCGAAATCATGCGTGACCGCTCACGTCGCCAGGAGCAAGAGCAAATGCAAATGGAAATGCAGGAAGCCACACAAACGGCTGAAGCTCTCGGCGCCGTGGCGCCAGCAATAAAGGTACTTCAACAAGGCACAGGCTAATAAATGACTGACTGGAGAGAGCAGTTAAAACAGGACGCCAAGTATGTCCTGCTAACAAATGAGGGTGAAAATCTGCTTGAGGATCTCAAGCGAAGATATGGCTTTTACAAACCAACATTCCGCGTTGATCCCTATGAAACAGCCTACGCGGAAGGGCAGCGCAGTGTGCTGCTTTTTATCTTGTCACTGTTAGCTGACGAGAAACCACCAGAAGGAGAGACTAGTGTCTGACATGGAACAGGTAGCGGAGGTCTCGGAAGAGGTAGCCCCGTCTGGCAGTTGGAAAGACGACTTACCAGAGGATATTCGAGAGCATAGCGCTCTCAATCCCATTCACGATGTACAGAACCTGGCGAAGGCCTATGTTAATGCATCGAGCATGATTGGTCGGGACAAGATCCCGCTACCAGGAGCGCACGCAAGTGCTGATGACTGGAACGAAGTTTATAATCGATTGGGTCGGCCAGAGAGCGCCGAGGCGTATGAATTAGACGCCGGCGAAGAGCCGGACGCAGGCTTAATAGATTGGTTTAAGTCAGCGGCCCATGATATCGGATTGAACAACAACCAGGCCCAACAATTGGTTTCTGCTTATAACAGTATGTTAGAGC